GGAAAGATGAAGGCCGACGTTGTGAACGTCAAAGCCAGTGAACTGATGGCGCACGGTAAGGTGTCGGTAAGGGTCAACTCACTGCGCGCCGCTTTGGCAGACAAGGCCATCTGGACGCGCGAGGACAGCGTCAGGGCGCTTAAGCAGATCGCGGATGGGTTGGGGGGCGAGACCAAGCCAAACGAGGCGGTAGCGGCAATTAAAGAGCTGAACGCCATGCACGGGTTTGCCGCGCCAGTGAAGGCTGATGTAAACCTGCGCGGCGGCCTGGTGCTGATCCCAGCCAAGGCATGAGCGAATTCAAGTGGGAGCCAACCGAAAAGCAAAGCGAGTTTCTGAGCGCCAGTGACGACGAGGTGTTGTTTGGCGGTGCGGCCGGCGGCGGTAAATCGGATGCGCTGATTGCCGATGCGCTGGGCGCCAGTTTTGGCGGCTACCTGAATCCGCGCTACCGGGCGCTGCTGATTCGCAAGACCTTTCCGCAGCTGCGCGAAATCATTGACCGCACCCGGTTGATTTACCCGGTGGTGGATCCTGGCGCCACCTTTAAAGAGGCCGACCGCAGCTGGCAATTCAGCAGCGGCGCCAAGGTGATCTTTGGTTACTGCGAGCGCGACCCAGATGTGCTGCAGTACCAGGGGCAGGAGTTTCAGTGGATTGGCATTGACGAGCTGGGCCACTTTGCCACGCCCTATGTGTACGAGTACCTGACCAGCCGGCTGCGCAGCCCGGATGCGGGCCTGCGCTGCTACATGCGCGCCAGTTGCAATCCGGGGCCAAAGTGGATCATGCAGCGCTTTGGCATTACCAAGGGCGGCTTGGCATCCCTGGTGACATTGGACATTGAAGGCCGACAGTTTAGGCGGCGGTTTATCCCGTCGTTTTTGAGCGACAACCGGCACTTGGACGGTACTGGCTACCGCGAGCGGCTGCTGCAACTGCCGGATGCCGAGCGGCAAATGCTGCTGGATGGCCGCTGGGATGTGTTTGACGTGCCCAGCGCCGTGTACAAGGACGAGATGCGCACGCTGCGCGACGACGGCCGGCTGCGGCCAATACCGCACGACCCGATGCTGAAAACCCACACCGTGTGGGATCTGGGCTTTGCCGACTCAATGGCGGTGATTTTTGTGCAGAAGGGGCCGGACGGCGCGCTGCGCTTGATCGACTACCTGCAAGACAACCGCAAGCCGCTGGACTTTTACCTGCGCGCGTTGCGTGACAAGCCCTACGACTACGGCACCGACTGGATCCCGCATGACGGCGCCAGCAAGCATTTTTTGACCGGCAAATCGACGCAGGAAGTGATGACGCAGGCCGGCCGAACCGTGCAGGTACTGCCGCGCACTGATGTGGATGAGGGTATTAAGCTGGCCCGCATGGTGTTTCCGCGCGTGTATTGCGACGAGCGCAAGACCGAAACCCTGATCGACTGCCTGCAGAACTACAAGTACGGCGTGAACGCGCAGACCGGCGCTTTTACCCAGCCGGTGCATGACAACGCCTCGCACGGTGCCGACGCCTTTCGCTATCTGGCGATGTGCGAGGGCCAGATTACCAATCAACAGTGGGGCGCTGCCCTGAATTACCCCAAACTGACCTACGCCTGACCATGCCTAAACTGTCCGACGATCAATTGCGCGCCATCACCGATGGTGAGATGCGCCAGGCCGTCGGCTATTGGAGCGGCAAATTAGCCAACCAACGCCTGAAGGCCATGGCCTACTACTTGGGCGAGGCCAAGCTGGACCTGTCGCCGCCCGAGGTGGAAGGCCGCTCCAGCGTGGTCAGCCCGGACGTGCGCAACACCATTGAGAGCATGCTGCCGCAGCTGATGGTCAAGTTCTGCGGCGGTGACAGCGTAGTGGAGTTTGAGCCGAACAAGCCCGGCGACGAGCCCAAGGCCGAGCAGGCCACCGACTACTGCAACCACCTGTTTTTTGCCCGCAACAACGGTGAGCGGGTGGCCTACACCTGGATGAAGGACGCTTTGCTGTCCAAGAACGGCATCATCAAGGTCTGGTGGGACACCCGCAGCGAGGAGACCCGCGAAGAGTACATGGGCATGTCGGACATTGAGCTGGCTCAGCTGATGGACGACGACGAGATTGAGGTCACCGAGCAGAAAAGCTACCCAGACGAGGACGACGCCGAGCAGCGCCAAGAGGCGATTCAGCAGCTGAACCAGCAACTGCAACAGGCCGCCATGGCCGCTCAGCAGGGCAACCCGCAGGCCCAGCAGGCCGTGATGCAGCTGCAGCAGCAACTGGCGCAGATTGAGCAGCAGCCGGCCAAACTGCTGTTTGACGTGACCTGCAAGCGGGTGGTGCCGGGTGGTCGGGTCAAGGTCGAGAACGTGCCGCCCGAAGAGTTTCTGATCGACCGTCGTGCGCGCTCTATCGAGACGGCCGAGTTTGTAGCCCACCGCCGCTACGTCACCGTATCTGATCTTGTGAAGATGGGCTACGAGTGGGACGAGGTTCAAGACCTTGGCTTTGAAACGCTTGACGATTTCGAAGGCAACCAAGAAGCCTTTGATCGTAACCCGCAAGCCTTTGTTCAAATCACAGGCCGCACAGATACGACATCCCGCAAAGTCCTTTACATCGAGGGCTATGTGTATGTTGACATGGACGGCGACGGGATCGCGGAACTTTGCCGCGTCTGCGTTGCTGGCACAGCCAACAAGATACTTCACTACGAAGCCTGCGACTTTATTCCGTTTGTAGATTTCTGCCCCGATCCAGAGCCGCACACATTCTTCGGCATGTCGATTGCCGACGTGACGATGGACATTCAGCTTATCAAGTCCAACATCCTGCGTAACACGCTCGACAGTTTGGCGCAGGCGATCCACCCACGCACGGGTGTTGTTGAGGGCCAAGTCAATCTTGAAGACGTAATGAACACCGAAGTCGGTGGCATTATCCGTATGCGTGCACCGGGTATGGTGCAGCCGTTCACGATGCCGTTCGTTGGGCAGCAAGCCTTCCCGATGTTGCAGTATATGGATGAACTGCGCGAGAACCGTACAGGTATTTCCAAGGCCGCATCTGGCCTCGATGCTAACGCGCTTCAGTCTTCGACCCGCGCTGCGGTTGCAGCCACGATTACTGCTGCGGCGCAGCATATTGAACTGATCTGCCGCATCTTTGCCGAGACAGGTATGAAAGACCTGTTCCGCAAGTCGATGCAGCTTATCGCCAAGAACCAAGACGCACCGCGCATGGTGCGTTTGCGCAACACGTTCGTTCCGATTGACCCGCGTGTGTGGGACACGAGCATGGATGTCGTCGTCAACGTCGCTATCGGCACGGGTAGCAACGAAGAGAAGATGGCGTTCTTAGGCCAAGTCGCAGCCAAGCAAGAGATGCTTATGCAGATGGGTGCGCCTCTGGTTGACATGCAGGGCTACTACAACACGCTGGCCCAGATGATGTCGCTGGCTGGATACAAAGACCCGACTGTATTCTTCAAAGACCCTGCGATGATGCCGCCTCCCCCGCCCCCTGCACCACCGCAGCCGACACCGGAAGAGATGCTGTCGCAGGTTCAGATGGAGGCAATCCGCGCTGACATCCAGAAGAAGGCAGCCGAACTTGAGTTGCAGCGCGAAGAGATGCTGCGCAAGGACGACCGTGAGCGCGACAAACTCGATGCCGATATGATGATTAAGGCAGCCGAGATTGAAGCCAAGTACGGCGCGCAGGTCAACACCGCCAACATCGAAGCATTGATGCAGCGCGACCGTGAACTCCTGCGCCAGCAAGGCGAAATGGAGCGCGTCGCTATGCAGGCCCAACAGGCCCAGCAAAATGCTCAGATGGCGCAGGCGGTTCAGCAAGCACAGATGCCGACTGAAATGCAACCTGAAATGCCGCCGGAAGGTATGATGTAATGTTTGAAGATTATTACATGCCACAGTTTGACGCGGACTATTTCAACAGCCCTGCGTTCCAACAGGACATTGCCGCTGCCATAGGGCAGTATTTCCCGCCTGTTGCGGAGTCTACCCCCACTTACGATTACCAAAGCACTACCGGCATCGCGGATATCCCTCCGTATATGGCTGAGGATTACGGCCTTATCGGAGCAATTACTAACGGCTTTTCCGCGCCGCAAATATCTGCGGAGCAGTTGGCTGCCGAACAAGTAGCTGCACAACAAGCTGCCGCCGCAGAAGCCCAGCGTGTTGCCGCAGCCCAAGAACTAGCTGCAAGAGCGCAAGCTGAAAGAGTTGCGGCGGAACAAGCCGCCGCCGCAGAAGCCGCCGCTCAAAGACAGCAAACCGAACTGAATGAGATACGTGCGCAAGAAGCACGCGCTTTCGCGGAACAGGCCGCTCAAGAACGCGCTTTCGCGGAACAGGCTGCGGCTCAAGCTGCGGCTCAAGCTGCAGCACAGGCTCAAGCTGCGGCACAGGCTCAAGCTGCGGCTGTTGCTCCAGCGCCAGAACCAGTTTTCACACCAGCCGTGGAGCCTGCGACCGTTGAGGCCGCACCTCTGGCGGGGCCTCTTGCCGCCCCAGTTGAAACCGCAGCCCCGGTTGCCGTACCTCTGGCGGGGCCTCTTGCGGCCCCTGTTGAAACCGCCGCACCTGTTGAAACCGCCGCACCTGTTGAAACCGCCGCACCTGTTGAAACCGCCGCACCTGTCGTGGCTCCGCTGACACCCGAACAGATGGCGGATCGAAGGGCCGCAGCCAACACGCTACCTCTCGGAACGTCTATTGTCGGCCCAACCGCTGGCAAAGACCCGCTTGCGTTTGGAACTGATAACACGTTCAATGTGCGCGAGGGCCAAGAGGTTCGCCTTGTGGACGCTGGAGGTAATGTTATCTTCAGCGGTTCTGGCGTTGAAGGAGCGAACCGAGCGGTTGCCGTGGCCCAGAGCCTTAGCGATGACTTGGGCAAGAACGCTAACTTTAAGATACAAACTGGCGAACGCACGATAAACCCTGACGGAAGTGTGGGCGAAACCCGTTACATTGACGTTGCCCGCGCAGCCCCGTCGCAAAGTGGTCTTGGTTTCTTAGCTGATACTGTCCTCCCGTTTGCCGCGTCATTCATTCCCGTCGTTGGCCCGGTTATTGGTGCGGCTCTTGGCTCCGCCGCCTCAAGTGCCCTACAGGGCCGTGATCTTGAAGATGCTTTGAAACGAGCGGCCCTTGCTGGGGCCACTGCTGGCGTAACAAACGTCACTGGGTTGGATAAGGCTATCGGCGGCGCGCTTAGCGATACTGCGGGGCAAGCTGCGGGACAGGTGGCGGGGCAAGTTGGCGCGCAAGCTGTTGGGAGCGCGGGTGGCGACATCGTCGTGACAGGAATTTCGAAGGCGTTACAGGCTGCGGGCGGCGCACTTGGATCAGCCGCTTTATCGCAAGCAGGAAACGCGGCTGCGCGTGAGCTAAGTGGCGACAAGACACCCGCCGAGAAGTTTGCGGAGCAACCTGTACAAGAACCCGTACAGCCTCCGTTGGACGATACCATTGTCGTCAGCGGCGCCAATGTTCCGTCTGGATCAGGCTTACCATTCGGGGCTGCGCTCCCTGTGCCCGTTGAAGCGATACTTTCGGGAGTGTTGCCCGCAGCGCAACCCCTGCCAACGGAACAACCCACGGTAACACAACCTGAAGAAATTGTAGTTACTGCACAGCAGCCGTCTGAATTAAATCTTGGTGGAGTGCTTGGCGCGATAACGCAACCAGCGCCACCAGCACCAACACCGACGACTCCTTCCATCCCGGAAGAAATTGTAGTTACCGGAACGAGGCCGACAGAAGTAGACCTTGGTGGTGTGCTTGGCGCGTTAACGCCGACAATAATACCGCCTACGCCTACGCCTACGCCTACGCCGACCACGGCAGCGCCTGAAGACATAGTTGTCACAGGTGCGGAGAACCCGGTTATCCCTACGGAAGCACTCGCCGCAGTTCCTATTGCCGGGGGCCTTCTGGCCGCTACAGGCGGCGGCGCTCCGAACGTCGTTAACGGCATCGACCAAGCTACAGGTGATATTGTTGTTGAGGCCGCGCCAAAGCCGGTACTGCCTCCTCCGCCAATAGTTGGTGTTGAGACGGCATTGCCTGCGATAACAGGTGGTGCGCTTACCGCAGCGCAAACCGCAGGCCCACAGCCTTCTACTAAGGACGGCATTCTCGGTACTGGTTTGAACGCGCCCCAACTCGTGTCGATTGGCGGTATCATAGCCGATCTTCTTAAAAATCTTTCGGCTGGTGGCGACACCGGCCCTACAACGCCGTATGTTTCCCCGTTCGGTACAGGCACGGGCTTAGGTCTTGGCACAGGCCGAGATATGCGCGCCAATCCGAACATCATAGACTATGAGCGGTACGGCTTTGGGCCGGAAGCAATGTTCTTCCAGCCGGGGTATGGCCTTCTTAATTCTGCGGCCCCTGCTCCGTCCCCTGCTTTTCTACCTCAAGCACAGCCGATTATGGCAACCAACCCTAGATATGAGCCGTTGATCTAATGGACCCTATAACCAAAGCTAACCACGCCAAGCGCCTTCTTGAAGATGATATTCTCAAGGAGGCATTTGCCGCAGTGGAGAAAGATATTTTTGAAGAGTGGCGTATGTCGGCCCCGACCGAATATGGCGCACGCTCTGACATGTTTCACACGCTCAAAGGACTTGATCGTTTGAAAGCCCGCCTACAGGCGATCCTTGATGATGGCTTAGTCGCCAAATCAAGGAGTTAACATTTATTTAAAAAGGTGCTATATATGACGGAACAAGTCGGCAACCCCAGTGCTGGGA